GTTCTTCACACGAACGAACATCTTTCCGTCGTTGTTTGGGATCGCCCAGGCGTTCATGTCCGTCGCTGCCATAAAGGCAACATTTAAGCCCGACCGGGTGATTTCCTGCACGGATAAGTCTGTCCTTGTCATTTCTGCATACCTCCAAATAGGGTAGGAGTAAAAATGCTATACTTAAACTAACGAACTTTAGCTTAAGTAATTGAAAACGGTCCAAAATAGCAATAAGCAGTCCACCAGAGCCACCCAGGGCAAGATGTCTCTCGGTACTTCTGGCTCTCTGGCGTAGTAAACTAAAAGCAAGAACGTCAAGATTTTTAGTCCTCATCGAATAGCCACATCAAGTTGACCAAATGCGCCGGTTTCAACTTTTGCCCTTCAAGCTGGCTGATGCCAAGCTTCCTTATCGGTAGTGTAACAACCGTATCGTTAAGGGCTTTTGCTTCTGTGGAGAAATCTTTCTCCGCGCTGGCGGTTTTCCACTCGGGTTTGTTAGGGTCTGCCCACTTGTCTCGCGAAATGAGGCATTTTTCGCGCAATCCTTGAAGAGTTTCGTTATAGGTCTTCAGATCCTCGTTGATAGCCCGGACTGCCCGCGCCAATAGGAATGACTGTCGAGCCGGTAGCTCCAGCCCGATAATGGCATTTAATGCAAATACGGAGTCGTTCAGCTCCCCCAGAGTAACTTCGATGGAAGTTTTCCTGCTTTTAGCTGCCATTTCTGTTCTGCCTCCACTGCCATGGAATAGCCGTTAAAAATCGACGAAATTATCTCACAATTGTTCTGCACGTCGGGGTTCGCATTTATAATCCTCACAAAATTTCGTTTTCAGCTTTCGTACGCAAGTCATTCAGTAGCTGAATGATTCCGTCGCGCTGGTTTGCGGTTAAATGGGGAGCCAGATCACCCTGATACTGCTTCATGATCTCCCCATCTGCATCCAGCACATTCATGCAAAATGCAGCGGATTTCTGGTCGTACACGTACTCAACCAGATATTCGGTGTCCTCAACCATGCTGCCGGAAGCGAGAGGAGTGATAGTCTTTTGGACATAATCGACTGTGTAATCTGCGTCCTCAACCAGAACATTTCCCCCGATTTCCGACACAACTACGCTAATCAACTCACATGTCTGGTTGGGAACGACTGCAATTGACAACGAAATCGGCAGATCTACCGGATTCGTTGTGCGTAAGGTTTCGGCTGCAACTGCGTTAATATCAAATGACAACCTGATGTCTATTTCGCTAATTGTGGTGGGCACTCGTGAAGGTACTCGTTCAAAAGCCATAATTCCACCCTATATAAAATACCCGGTAATCCGTAGCCAATAAGTGATCGTCCCACCCTGCGCATGATGGGAGCGGTAAAGTCTACGCGGATTAGCTGAATCAATGGCGCAAATCCCTCCCTGCGAACCATACTGATTAGCGGCTCCATGATACGCGGATACATGATGAAGTCCGTTTCCAGAATTTCCCGGCCCAACAGTCACCCACCCCCCGGCTGCTGTACAAGTAAGAGTGATTATAAGAGAAACCGCTTTCGCGTAATATGGAACACTTGTCGGAAGGGTAATCGCGGTTCCGCTAGTTGGGCCTCCTGTGAGCGTCCCACCTTCGACGTATGAAAGATAAGATTGTAGAGGGACATATCCATAAGCCTGATAATACGTACCTCCGTCCCACGGCCGAAGACCTGCGCCCGAAGTGCGTGCATCCCATACAATTTGCCCGTTTCCGGGATTGAACCCGCTGTTTCCTAAACCTATTCCGCCGTTATTCGAAATAAAGTCGCCGGTGATTTGCACATTACCGGTAGCTGCGTCCGAGCCTGTCGAGCCAACATAGATGCCCCCGCCGACCCGGAGATCGCCATAGCCGGGACTGGCCGAGGAGCTTCCGATGACTGCCCCATTACCTATCTTGGCATTGCCGGTCGATGTTACAAAATCCCCGCCAGCGTCAATAATACCTTCAGAGTAAATGCGTCCCTTAACGGCCGGAAAAATATCAGAAAAACTTCTGCTACCCACAACAAAAGCAGCATCCCCAACCGAAACTACTCCTTGATTACCCCCAAATTGATCCCAACCTATAGCAAGTCTTGGATTCGAATGACCTGAATAATTCACGCCATTTGTCAGATCGTCGGTGGTCTGCAAGACCATATACACATAGTCGTCGCCACCGGCCGATGTGCGAGAGGCCGTTATCATGGCCATGATTACAGAGTCGGTCGTGGAGTAGAAATCTATAGACTTGCCACCGGTAACATACGGATCTGGTTGTGCCAACAGGGTAAGGCCGTCCGAGTTCAGCTTGACATCTTTATCTGTTTGATCTCCGGCCACAAACGAACCGTCAGTATCAATGAATGATTGAACAGTCGTTCCTGAAGCTCCCCCACGAAACTCCAGGGTATCACTGGTATTGTTCCAAAACACATTGGCATGATCAGTTGCAACGTTTCCGAAGACGACGTTACCAGACACGTCCAACTGAATGAGCTTCGTCCCGAAGGAATCCCGGATCGTCACGCCATCGGTGTCGTCAATCAGGACGTAGGCTTTGTCCGGCCGGCCGAGGCCCACACCGTAAACGTCGGAGCTGACCCCATATAGGCCATTGAGATTGCCAATGGCCCAATGCTCTTGCCACCCATTGTAGTCCAACAGGAAAGCCTCAACGTCGTCGAAATAAGCATCGCCGGAGCTTGTCGGCGAATACAATTCAAATTTAATCGAGTAACAATTGGCCGGTACTGTGTATTTGACAACCACCTGAGTATAGGTCGTGCCACTAACCCCGGTGGATGTAGGGGAAATAATGTAAGAAAAATTCGAGAGGTCATATATGGCATATTGACCGTCCACGGAGCCATCGCCACGAGTCCAAAATGAGAAGATATATATCGAAGATGGGGTAACCTGATGGACATTGTAAAGACTCGCCTGCCCAGTAACGTAGCTCGCCTTACAAGCATGGCTCCCACTACGAACCAGGGTGGTTTCATCTGCTAATGCACCGGATCCGGCTCCTTCTTGCCATGAATACCAGATGTCGGCTCCACCCATCCCGGCTTGTTCAAACCCCGGATTAGCAACCAGATTAGCAGAGTAGCCGCGAACGTTCCCTACAATCGTGGGGCCAAAAGCACCAGCATCAGCGAGACCAGACACAGAATATAAATCAATAAAGCCATCTCCACCCTTCCCTGTATTCAGGATTGCGTCTCCGGCATACCAGAGATTCCGGCCGGTTCCGTCGAGGTTTCTCTCCACGGTGTAAGAATACGGGCCGGTGCCTGAGTAAGCGGATTTAACCAGCATAAACTCGACTTTTGCCGCTCCGCCTTCATAGGATTCAAGATAGATAACGTCTCCGCCCGCCAGATTGTTGTGCTCGACCGATATAGTGGTATCGCCAGCTCCATCACCTAAATCCGCTGCCAGCTTCGTCGTCGGGGCAACCACAACACGCCCGCCAATTGTGGCCAACACATCTTGTGCCACTAGAGTAGAAACCCACAACTCGGCCGCGTGCAGAGTCAGGTACTTTTTGGTGATAGAACCAAGATTGACCTCGTAGGAATTGACCGGAAGGACATCTTTGCCGCCAGCCCCGATCAAAATGTCTCCATCAGGATACAGCTCCAGGTTGCCCGAGGAGTACAGGCGGAGAGCGCCTGAGCCGCTGGTCTGCAAATAGGCCGTGTTGCTTTCGTTATACTCCAGGCGTAATTGTGGGGTCGTGCCACTCCGAATGTGAAGCGGAGAAGTCGGACTGACATCAAGCCCCAGTCTTTTGAGCTGAAGATAGCCGCTGGAGTCGCTGGCCAGGATGGAAGCAGCCGCGCCCGGATTCGCCGAGGTATTTATTGCGTGCGTATGGCTCGTACTCGTCACGCCGTCACTGGTAGCAACGCTCAGGGTGCTCGGAGTGCCAAGCGTCAATGTCACATCGCCGGTTAAAACACCTCCCCCAACCAGGCCGTTTCCGGCGATGATATTAAGTGACAAAAGTTCGTCAACATCGACCGTCACCTGGGTAACCTGGTGATAGGCTCCACCATACTCCTCCAGTGTGCGTAACCGCTCTCGTTGCTCTTGCAAGTCGGAAAAAATATGATTTTCGTTCAGGTCTTTGCTTACCAGCTCTTCAATCGAGGCCATGTTACGCTTCCTGCACCTGTGACAATTCCGTATCCTCGACGACTAAAGCGCACTTGTCGTCACGCGGGTCGTAATTCCGGCTGAGCACGCGAACGTAACCGTCGAACCCGTTCCAGCCGAAATCTGGCGCGATCAACCGGCAAACGTCGCCGATGTCATAGTCTTCAAACGCGGCTGGTTTGGTGTCAGTAACAGTCATGCTCCATCTGTTCCGCGGGTCTTTGGTCTCGTCGAGCAAAAAGTCAGTGGTCTCGTCGAGCGTGCCCTGTAACAAAATATCGGCATGTATCGAAGAGCCTTGCCGCAATCCGTACCTGGCAATGCTGGCGGCGTCTTCCCGGTGCGAGTAAGCCCTATCCGTATCCCCCCACCCGGTTCCTGAACCGGCCGTATCCCAGGAGTTGACAATTGGCCCCTGTCTTTTGAGCTTCAAATCAGCGACGTTATGGCCGTCAATGAAGACGACGTTCGGCCGTTCAACTCCACGATACGCGTACAAATGAGCTGTGAAGTTTATCTTGCCGTCGTCGAGGGTCGGCTGCACCCAAAAGTCCGTGTCGGCGATTCGTACCAATGAGTTCTGGCAGATATACAGTAAATCCTTCAAGTGATATTCGGGACTATGCTGGCTTTTCACATTCTCGACCGTGCCAATGGCCAGATTCATCGGCGCCCTGTCCAACGCTTCCGTTATCACCGATCTGAAAATGAAACCGGGTGAAGCGTCCAGGAAGTAACGGCCCCTATCCGTTTGCCGGTGCCTCAAAACCTCCTCGCCCGAATATGCCGTCGTTTTCAGCTCGTCAACCGTCCAGGTCTCCGGCGGATCTAAGATGCCACCCCACGGAGGCAGGCCGTTGCCAGGCTCAATGAAAATGCGATTGCCGGGGAGAAAATTGTACTCGACGACCTGGGGGTCGGTTCGCGAAATCGTAAGATTGACCTTGCTCACGTCGTTGAGCTTCCATTGAAGCGTGCTCATCGTGGGATTGACCTCGGCCAGCACGCGGCCGAAATGGTCTCCGATAAGCGTGCGCGGCCTAATCATAGAATCGCTCCACCCATTCGACCGTCACGGTTGCGGTGCTGACGCCAGCTTCGTTGTATTTCAGGGTATTGCTTCCCGGCTGTAATTTGAGCCAATCTCGCCGGATCGTGTCCGGTAACGACATGGCCTGAAACTGATTGCTTCCATCTGCGGCAAAATAGACGAGCTTTTTGTCGGTATCCACGACAAACGTTTCATCAACTGCCATAGGGAACTGGATGCGCATTTGCTCGCCCGTGGTCGTGTTTTCGATGACGACGTCCAGGTTGTACCGGCTGGAAATTTCAGGCCCCAGGAAGTGTAGTAGCGGCGTGCGGTTGGTGTCGAGGTTAATCGTGCAATCGCCAAACTCCACATACCACTCATCTTGTTTAGGCGTCCGGGAATAGATGTAAAGAGTCGTCGGGTGCCGTGAAAACTGAGTCGTATTAAAAAAATAAGTCCATTTTGGCAATGTGGGCGATGTCCGGCTCCATGCTTCCCATGAATCACGTAGGCCTGGCTCTGGAATCAGGTAATCTACATGGCTATTCTGGCCACCATCGGCCATAAACGCCTTGGCATTCCAGGTGCCCGATGCACCGCTCGGCCTCATCTTGTAGCCGCTAGTAATGGCATAACTTTTTATGCCTACCTCATTGAAAAAGCGAATCCATGCAGATTGCGCTTCACCGTCATAGATGCGGCCGTCAGGTGCTACGCCATAGGAATCATGGCTTCGTAAATAAATACCCATGACTTCCCACGGGTCGGCTGGCATATCCTTATCCTGGCTTTTGGTGTAATGCACGGCCGTGGGTGTGCCCCACAAGCTGTCACGGATAAAACCCCATTGATACGGTCGCTGGCCCGAGTTGTCGCCAAACTCAGTGTAAAACCACAAATCATTGGTACTCATATCCAGGTCAAAAAGTGGTTTTTTTACGTCATTTTGTATCGGGTCGCTCGTAATTTGGGTATTGTCATAGACAATCGTGATGTCATGCTGCACGCCCCAAATCAGGGTGCCGGGGAGATTCGAGCCGGTATGAGCGGCCATGCTGGTGCCTCGCACTGCACGGGTGATGCCGTAAAAATAGCCGTTATTATCATTTTTGCTGGTGTATTGGAAGGCTTCGTTGTCGATCATGAGAATGCCCGAGGATGGGAATCTGCTCATGATAGGCCGATAATCTGGAATGCCCGTTATCGGGTCAAAGGGGTTGATGCTTATTTCGGATATGCTGCCGCTCGCAGGTATTGAAACCCTTAACCAGGCTTCGCCCGGCATTTCCCAATCGAGCGTCACCCATATCCGGCTTGAAGCTGTGTTCAAATTCCCAATCCACCGGGGAACCTTTTTTCCGTTCACATACACGGCCAGGTCCCGGCCGGAGCTGTGCAACTTGTTATTCGTGATTAAACTGGCCGTGTCGAGGCCAGCGTCAACAATGTCGGTCGGATAGTTGGAAATTTTATTCCACACGCGCCAACGAATCGGGCACCAGCGGCTGTAGTTATAGTCACCGGTCTTGGAAGCGGTCGGCTTGATTTTATAGACCGGATAGGCGTCGTCTTCGCCGTCGTTCGTAATTGCCTGCGTGTCACCGTTACTGGTAACGCTCCAGTTCAAGGTGTCGGTCGTCGTGCGTCGAAGACGGCCGTCGATGTCTCCGGCTCCGTCAACGACCAGCGTAATGGCCCAATGAAGTCGGCCGGTATTGCCTACGGGCATCATCTTCGACGGCCGAACCATCAGGTACCGGGGATTGCTGGCTCCATCGCTGTCTGTGAACACCAGTTGCTTACTATCGCCGCCTTTGGGATCAAACCACTGGGAGAGCTGCTTTCGTAACGTGTCAGCGCTGGTCACGTTCTCAATGGCCACGAGCAAGACGAACTTAATCCCTTTATAGGACATCGTGCCCAAAACAGGCATAGCTCCGGGCCGGTCGCTCTCATAGTGATTGGCGTCGGCAAAACCGGGCCAGTTCAGCACGGTGCTGACGTAGTTGTTTCCGTCGTTTATCGCATGACCGTCATAGGTGCTTGGTCGCATATTACTGGCCATTTTTAATCCAGATCCAGAAGTCTTTCGATTAAGTCTTCGCCGCTATCGACTCTTTCAAGGTTTATTGCATGACAATCATAGGTACTCGGTCGCATGTTGCTGGCCATTTTTAATCCAGATCCAAAAGTCTTTCGATTAAATCCTCGCCGCTATCGACTCTTTCGAGGCGCACGTCGCCGTAAATGTGCAAGGCTTTGTTGCCCTCGTGTGTGGTGTAAACTCCGGTTGCCGGAGCTAACGCACTCATTGCCGCAAGGTCTGGTATAGTCACTCCCGGCCGGACAGCTCCGCCAATGGCCTGGTCGGTCACCTTTTGCACGTCCGATTTCGCGTGTTTCAATGCCTCAATGAAACCGGCCACACTCTGCTCGCCAATGCGCCTGAATACCTTCGACGGCGACTGAATCTCCAAAATATCATTGGCCTCATCCACCATTGCACCAATGAAGCGGGATGTCGCTTCAATTAGCTCCGGCAGGGTGGCGTCCAGGCCAAGATTCAAGCCCTCCAGGATCTCGGCCGGGTCGAGGCCCGCGTCCTGAATCGAGCGTATCAGGTTGACTTGTTGCTGTAGGAACTGTAAGCGGCTCTGTTGTCTTTCAAACTCGGCGATGTTTTTCGCTTTTTCCTCGTACTCTTCCGCCAACTTGTTCCGCTCTTCGAGGAGCCGATTGTACTCTTGCTGGATTGCGTTCCTACTATCCTGCTTTTGCCCCAGGAATCTTTCCAAATTGGCAAGCTGTTGCTCGTACTCGGCTATCTTCTCGGCGATGGGGTCAAGAGCCGACTTCTCGTATTTCTTGGCAAAGAATTTCCCAGCACTGGATACGGAAGACGCCACACTGATTATCTTGTTGGCGATGCTGGATACTGTGCGCTCTAATTCATCCTCCAACTCAAGCATACCCAGGATCCAACCCTGGATTGTGGCCTCACCGATCTTGATAAACTCTTTTGCAGGCGATTCGGCCCCGACCGCTTTTTTCGCCGCTTTCAATGCACTTTCCGCCAGGTTTGTGAGTTTGGTGATCAATTTCCCGGCACTCTCGGCAACACCATCAACCACGCCCTGCACCAGATCCCGGCCGAACTGCTTAACCGTTTCGATGTTATTAGTCACCCATTGAAGTGCTTCCTGGATTTTGCCGGTGATGGCGTCATACACCTCTTTCATCTTAGTGGTGACGGCCGTCACAACGCCACCGAACATGGTCTCGACGTTCGTCTTGAATGCAATCCATTTGAGTCCTGCCTCGGTCTTGATTGTCTCAATCTTTTCCAAGACGGCCGTCTTGATAGTCTCGACCGTTGTGGTGATGAAACTGGAAATAGCCGTCCAGATTTCAGTGACCTTGCCGGAGATTTCGTCCCAAATACCTCCGGCTGTGTCCCGGGTGCTTGAAACTGCCGTAGTTACGGCATTTTTGGCGGCGTTTATCTTCTCCTCGATGGTGCTGCGCACGGATTCGACGACTTCGCTGACTTTACTGGAGATCGCCTCCCAGGCCTCGCTAACCTTTCTGGAAACCGTGTCCCAGGTTTCTTGCCACCACTGTTTGATGGAATCCCATTTCTCGGTTAGCCAGTCCACGACGGTTGTAACCTTGTCGTTGATCGTGGTGCTGATGGTCTCCCAAACCTCGCTGACTTTGGTGGAAATGGTATCCCAGGCTTCGCCTATCGTGGACTTGAACGATTCCCACAAATCGGCCCACCACTGGATTTTTGGCTCAAAGAAATCGACTATCGTCTGGATAAACTCGGCGATTCTCTCAGAGACGGCCGTCTTGATGTTTTCCCAAACCGTGCTGGCGACGAGCTTGATATCTTCCCAAATAGCTTCCCACCGCGCTTTGTATTCGTCGTAGTCGAGGCCCATGGCCTCGAACATTTCGCGTACCTTTTGCTCCAGTAGCGCCTTGATTCCGTCCCAGGCCCCGGATATGGTTGACTTGACGCTTTCCCAGGTCTCTTTTGCCCAGTTAACCACGTCGTCAACTTTGCCTTCCAAAGAGCTGACAATTTCGTCCCACTTCTTCAGAATGGCGATCTTGACTTGAATCCAGGCCAGCGCGATCCTGGTTCGCAAAATGAACCATTTCTTTATCCATTCATCGACGAAGATTTTGACGCCATCGGTTAGCCCGGTCCTGATCTCCTCCCACTTCCTGATAATGGCGTTCTTAGCCAGGATAAAAGCCCGCTCAACCCGAGCTTTTATAACCTCCCATTTATTCGACCACTCTTTTAGCAGGTTATTGATTGGCTCCGTGATCGACTGTTTCACCTCTCGCCATTTGGCCCGGACTGTAAGGCGGATTTTGTCCCATGCGAGGCCGACAATCTCTTTCAGCCGTTCCCAGTTTTCGCTCCAGGTCTCTTTTATTCCTTCGAGCGACGTGCCGAACCAACCGGCGACCCAATTGCCGAAATTGGTAACGGCTTCCTTAATCGCCTCCCAAACCTTGACGGCCGTTTCCTTGATGGTTTCCCAGGCCCCTTCCCAGTCACCGGTCACAACCTGCATGATGGTTTTGGCCAGCCCGAGGATTAAATCAACCAAGCCTCCAAGGATTGGCAGGATAACGTCCCAGGCTCCGAGCGCGGCCGTCTGGATTTTTGCCCATGCAAGCGCCAGAATGCCAAGTATCAGACCGATGCGCTGTGCAAACTCCTCGATTAGCGGCCGGTTCTCTTCCACCCATTCAGAAATTTTGGCGCCCTGGTCGCCGACGAACTCGCCAATCCCCTCCCCGACCTCTTTTATCTTGGCGACAAGCTCGCCGAAGGATTCTACCAGCGGTTGTATCGGCTCCGGCAAATGGGTTAGCCAGTCGTTTAGCGCGTCTCCGTCTTCGACAACTATCTTGAAATATTCGGCCAGGGAACCGACTATCTCGCCCAACTCTCGGATTTTGTCCAATGCTTCTCCAGGAATACCGAAGGCCTCAAGCGTAATGAGGAAGGCATCGATTGGCCCTTCTCCGTCTTGAATGCGGGAAATGAAGTCGCCGACAAACTCTTTCGCGTCTCCCAGGAACTCGCCGATGCTGGAAGCCAGCTCCTGGATTTTGGGAATAATTTCGTCGATTATCGGCTGCACTTTGTCCCGGATGCCCAGCCAGTTGCCCTCCCAGGCCGCGGCCAGCAGGCCGATTAGTCCAAGGACAATGGTCACCGGGTTGATAAGGCTCAACAGTGCGCCGGCGATGGTCACCACGATAGCGGCGATGCCGGAAGCGGCGAGCGTAACGCCAATGGCCTTAATAGCTGCCTCGAACTCTTCTGCATGATCTTGAAAGAACTTAATTGCGTCCGTTATCTTGTAGGCGATGTCGGCGGCCCACTCAGGAAACACGTCTTCCCACGGGTAGTCGATGCTGAACACGCCGTCTCGCATGTCCTGGATAACTTGCATCGTGCCTTCCACGAGGCCGGATATTTCGTACATCAGACCGGCGAGCCACGGCGGGAATATGTCTTCCCATGGATAGTCACCCGGGGAGCCGGATACAAACGCTGTAATGACGTCGGCGATCTTCTCGAAAAAGCCGACAAACTTGTCACTATGCTTGCTCACAAATTCAGATGCTGCTCGGGCCAGGTCCGTTAACACTGGCAGGAAAGTATCACCGATCCGGATCTTCACCGTATCGACAATGCCCATCAGGATTTCTATGGCCCCGGCAAGGTTGTCCATGCGGATTGCGGCATTTTCAGCGGCCGACGTATCACCCATGGTTTCCTGCAAGCTCCTGAAGCCCTCTTCCCCGGTGTTCATCAGACCAACGGCCACGCGCATGGCCCGAGCACCAAAAATCGTCGTCAATGCCTGTGTGCGCTGCGCTTCAGATAGAGGTGATAGGGTCTCCTCCAGGATGCCGGCGATCTCGGCCATGCTTTTCAGGTTGCCCTGAGAATCATAGAACCGGTTTCCGGCCTCTTCCGTCCAGATGCCCAGTTCCTGCATGGCCTTGATTGCCGGTTTGCTCGTCGGATTTAGAACGCTCAGGAATCGTTGAAGACCGGCCCCGGCCGTCGCGCCACTGGCAAACAATGGGGCAATTGCAGCTACTGAGGTATTGAAGTCGTCAAACTCGACGCCCACAGATGCGGCCACGCCGCCGGCATTCGCCAATGCAAATTGGTAGTCCGTGATGGTAAACTTCGAGTTGTTGATAACCGAGGTGATGCCATCGACGGCCGTCTCCATCTCGCTGGCCTGGAAGTTAAACTGAGCCATGACGTCGGTGGCGATGTCGGCCGACTGGCCAAACTCGCCACCGGTCGCATTGGCCAGGAGGACGGTTGCCCGGGCCGCACCGTCCAGGATCTCCTGCGTTTTGAGACCGTTACGGCCGAGCATTTCGACCGCGGCCGCAGCTTCCAGCGTCGTCACTTTAAGGCCGGGGTCAATACCCAACTCAAGGATGGTTTCCTTTAGCATGGCCGCTTCCTCGACGGTAGCGCCCATCACGGCCTGGATGCCCGACATTTGGGCTTCCAGGTCTTTAGCCATGCTAACGCCGGACGCGGCCACGCCAGCCAGAGCTGCGGCCCCGGCCACCAATGCGGCTCCAGCGGCCAGGCCGACTTTGGCCAGTCCACCCCCAAGCTGGCCAAGAGAAGAGTTGGCTTTATCGACGGCCGACTCGACGCCACTGGCGTCCAGTTCGATTACCCCGTATGCGCTGCCAAGTTGGACTGACATTTATCATCCCCGGCCAGCTACCAGATACCAGACTCGGGCACCTTCATCTTGCGAGCTTTCCCCGCGAGTGAACCGAACTTAGCTTGCCCGGTGGCTATCTGCTCTTTCAAGAGCTGCGATTTGCTCATCGAGCCAGTCGCCGGGTTATTTGCCGTACTTACTTCATGTTTCATCCCGGCGTACCAGACGGCCCGGTCAAACTGCCAGGCGGCCCACTCGTCTTCGACGCGCAGGAGCTCGCTAGGCAATCTCCGGTAGGTCCTGGCCATCAGGTGAAGCTCCGTCACTTGCTGCACTTCCTGAAGGAAAGGGCGCGAGAGAAACTGCCTCCTGATTGCTCCGCTCGAAAATAAATTCCTTATCCTCGAACGGAAGCTCGGCAACGGATAGGTGCTCGTCATCGGCTTCATCAGCCAGCTTTGGCTCGACGATGCACGCTTTTGCCACGAGATCGTAGGCCTCGCCGATAGCGCCCAGGTCTACCAGTTGGATCTTGATTTTCGGGCCACCCTCTTCCCCGGAGCCGTCCATCGCTTGCTGGATGATTCCGAGAAGCGTTTCGGGTATCCGGCCCTGAGCTGCCAACTCTTTTAAGCCGACACGCTTTACCTTGACGGCCAGGCCACTTGGCAAAACAACGTCCTCAATTTGCCTGGCTCGCCACTCGGCGAGTGAAAGTCCAGTATTGGGTAGTGCTGTCATTTCTCATGCCTCCCTTTGGCGATTAGATTGATAAACGGGCAACATTCGCCGACCGGTCGGAACCACAGAGCCATCCATTTCTGTATGGCAGTGCGTAAGCTCCATAGTCCACGGCCGACCGGCGATAGATGCCATATTGGGCTAAGTTCTAGCCTACTAGCTCGCCGGTAGAATTGCTGCCGTCTCGTTCTGTACGATGTCGGCGACTCCGTTCACCCCGTCGTCTACGGCGATGCCACTGCACGAAGTCACCAGGAACTCGCCGTCCTGGAATGTGCCCTCAATGGGGGCTGTCAGTTTGCACTTGTAAACTTTGACGTGGATGTCGGAGCCGTCGCCGTCGCCCACAGACTTCCCATACACCTTGAAGTAAGGGAATGATTCACCAGCCTGGATTTTCAGCGTTTTGGTTTCATTGGGGCTTGTGCCTCCAACAGTAACCGAACGGCCGCTCATCAGAGCGTACGCTTCCAGACTGATGCCACCGGATTCGAGCGCCCATTCCACCTTGTCTGAAATAGCAGCCACAGCGATGGTTTGATCGTCGCCACGCAGCTCGCTGTTGATCAAGGCTTCCTTGAAGCCCATCGTCCGGGCGGCCGGTAAATCGACTTGCGTCGAACCGGATATATCTGTGAGTTTTACGTCTTTAAGGCCGAATGGATATTGACCGTAAGCCATGACATAACCTCCTGCTTAATATGATTTATATTCACCGGATTTCTCCAGTGCTCGACCACTAAATGATCGGCAGGCGCAGGAAGCCATGTCCCTGGATTGGTTTTGGTTGGGGTTAGCTGTCATTTCTGCATCCCTCGTCCCTCGGGACAGGCTTACACCTGCCACTTATAGCCGGCCGCTGCCACGGCCGGTTGATAAACTAGAATGGCGCCTCGGCGATTGCGTACGCCTTGTCTCGCCACCCTTCGATTTCTTCTTGCTTGTACCCAAGCTGCATCAAGGCGTCGAAACCGTCTTCGTCCAATAAAGCCAGCATTTCAAGGTTGACAATGCCGGCATAGGCCAGTATTGTGGCCGTCTCTGCGTCCACAACCTCAAGCAATGGCTCGGCATAATCGATGACAAATTGCGGGTACGGATAGGTTAGAATCTCGGCCAGTGCTTCCGGGTCGTTGACGTCGTTGACCGGATGATCTTCCGACCAGACGATAACCTCATCCCCCACCCTCCATTCGCGTCTCCCTGGCTGTTGATAGCAGATTCTCATTGTTTCGTGCTCCTCGTTACCTGATAACGGCTAAGGATAAGATAACAATCAAGCGCATCGTCCCACGCGCGGGGCACGTCATCAGCATGGCGTACCTCAGTAATTCCGGTGAAAGTCTGCCGGTGCAACAATGTGTACACACGTGCTCGCGCTTGTTCAATCGTCGAATATCCTGCCCGGTCATAAAACATGATCGTGATAAAGGCCCGGTTGCTGTCATCCAGCGGGCCGTATGGCAACTCTGTCTCTAATTTTAGATTGGCACAGGGTAAAAGCTCTTTCGTTTGGCTATCAAATGCGCTTTCTGTTTTCTGCCTGTCAATTTGCACTTCGTTGTGTATGCCTCCAATAAGCAACGTGGTCAACGTACCATCCGCCTGGAGCTGCGCCAGAATGGTGGTCTCAATCGTAAAGCTCATAGCGATATTCCTCGTCGGCCAGAATGTCCTGCGAAGCATAAAACACGTCGTCGAGTTGATTCGGGTCATCGTTGAGCCAATGGCCCATGACATTGCTGATGGCGAAACCGGTTAGCGCCGTGCCCAACACGCCGCCGAGCATACTGGCGTAACGGCCGAACCCACCTCCCCCACTAACGGCATAGTCCTGGTAGCGGCCGATTAGCTCTTCGACGCTAATAATGATTCCCTCTGTGAAGCACAGGCAATTCGGGTGTAACGGCAGAATGATTTCGCCCAACGGATAGATGCCATCACCGTTCGGCCCGCCACTTTCCCAGTCGTCGCATTCGTCCACTTCCGGGTGATCTGGCGATAGCCAGAACCTCTCGGCGTCCACCCAGGGCATTGCGTCGAATAATTCCCGCGTCATGGCGTGCGCCGCGAACTGCATTTCCGTCCTGGCCAGTCTCAGCGCATTGTAGGAAACGCCCTGCCCCTTACAGTCGCCGCCGGTTATCCGGCCGGTGTCGTCTCCGGCCGCGATGTCTGCCTTCGTGACTTGGAGGCGGGATCGTGTCCATCTCGGGCATTCGGCTCCGGCTCCGAGATAGCCTTCTAAATCCTGCGCCACTTCCCAATTTGACTTTTGCTCAGCAACTCCGGCCGCGACCGTGCGACGGATGCCCCGGCGAGCATTGGCGTCCATGCGCCATAGCCGGTCGCTAACGGCCAGATCGTCGGAGTAAGTCCGGTTAACCGTCTGATACAGGATGTCATCAAACGTCTGCCCGAGGTTGTCGCTGGCGATCGAGCGGGCTTCGGCATACGTATGGTTAATCGAACGGGCTTCAGCGGTCGGCGTAGCTTGCGCTTCATTTATTATGGGAAGCAACAAGGCATCGTGCATCACGGCCATTTGGCCAAAGGGAAGCATGGCCGCGTGCCGGATGCCATGCCCGATTATCTCGGTCAGCCGATCCTGGCCCGCGTCCCAGGCGCTTAGTACGGCATTCGAGACAGAGCCTGCGTCGGCCGATGAAAATTCGGCGCTTCCATCACGGCCTTGAAATACGTCCCTGACAGACTTAGATACTTCCAGCATGACGCCATGGATCTCAGCCATGGTGTACAAATGCAAACGAATCAGGGCCGTTTGCTGCGCCTGGGCCAAGTCCTTAAGGGGGATGTCGAGTAAGTCGATGGCCACGTTTGCTACTTAGAGAAACCTCGACCCAACTTGCTAGCAATATTGGCCAGGCGCTCCTGGTCGGCGATGATTGCACCAGCTTCAGGCAATAGCATGTCCGGGTCGATATCGGGGAAAAAGCGGCCGATTATCTTGGCATAGGTTTCGGCCGGCATATCCAGCGAGCGTAACGCCAAAGCAGCTCGGGCGACTTTCTCCAAATCTTCCGGCGTGAACTGCTTTTTCGGCGGCCATTTAATCGAATACTTGACGGTCTCGGGGAGGATGCCGTTCAACAGCCACTCAATTTCGAGGATTGGCCGGATAAACTGCGACACAACCCACTTTTGCACCTCGGTCAGGGTCTCGTCGTATTGCTCTTTCTGGTGCTCCACCACTGAGTAATTAATATCCTGACCGTATCCAAGGATGCTCATAGGAACCGGACTTGACAGGAACCACGTTCGCATGTGATGCAACACGTCCTCGATCTCGCCAAGATTAGCATCCCCCTGGATAACTTTTATGTCGCCGTCGTCGGACATGAAGAAATCCGCTGCTGCAGCGAAGGGGTTGTCAAGCACAGACTTGTTTTCGGCTTGATATTTTTTCAGAGCCGCGTCGTCGGCCCCTTTGATTTTGTGGAGAAACTTAATCCCAGCCCTCGTCTTCCGGCGAACGGCGATGTCCAGCTCTCCCTCTTTTATGCGCTTCCAGGATGAGCGGGCCGGCGCCAGCAGCGGCCGGCCGTAACGGTCTCCCTCATCATGATCCCAACGAGCGTGGACGATTTGCCACTCGGCGAAATGCACCAGTTCCCGGTCATTGCTCACGTAGACGTGTTCGGGAACTAAGGTATAAGCCTTTTCCGGATCTTGGAACATATCCCGGTCATCGGTGTTCCGGCGCATTCGCAGGGTCGGCTTTTTGGTGATAATCGCGATCTGCCTCTGGGCATTGATACCCAACTCCAGGAAGCAATCTCCATCTCGGAACGCCACCCGATTCCACTTTTCAAGTTTTTCGGCCAGATTGATACGGGATAACAGCTCCTGAGCAACGGTCAGCGCCCTTTCCTCTTCAGTCTCAATTTGGAAACCGCCCTTCACGGCATCACGCGCCAATGTCTGGATGACTGAGCTGGCCCGGGTGTCCTCATTGTACATCTTGCGACACAAGTTGATTATGTCGGCCCGTTGTCCCTCGGCCGCAAAGCGGGTAAGCATGGCCTCGGTTGGATTGGGTGCCTTGCCCTGCGCCGCCATTGTCAGCATTTCATCCGAGGTGGTTGGATCCAGCTCGGTACGGCCTCGAAACAAACTTCGTAATGCATTGAGGATGCTGGCCACTGTCAGTCCTTGAGCAACCCTTGTACGTCTTTGATTAATTGCGGCCCGAGCCGTTGCAAAGTGGGCATGATAATCGCGTACCGGCCGCCGTACCTTAACTCCAGGAAAACGCCATAAGGAACGCCGTGAATGGCATAGATTCGCACGAGCCACTTTTTGTTTTTCGGCCGTTCGGCTACTCCGAAGAGATTGCCACGAGCCTGCCCCGTTCGGTCCGTCCACGGGGCATTGATGCGCATTTCATTCTGGATCTTGACCCCGCTTCGTTCGGCCAGGCCATACAAGGCTTCCATGAACTGGTCGTCATACTTCTCGATGGCTTTAGCCAGCTCGGATGGTGGTATTTCCCACCTAATGCGCATCGCTTGATTGGCCATTTATCGCCTCGGAGGTGTCGAGCCCGTTCGGCAGGCTCAGGGCAAGCCTGTGCTCCAGCTCTTTGCGCAGATTACGTTCGCGAGTTAGCTGCCCTTTGAGCGATCGTATTTCTGACTTAAGTTCGGCAATTTCCCGGTCTTTAGTCTCTCGCAATTCCTGGAACTCAGATTGCAGCTGATCTAATTCGGCCCGCATCAGGTCGCGCTCAGCATTCAATTCGTTTACTTCGTTTCTCAGGTCGGTAACGGCTTGCTGGTAGTCTTGAATGAGCATGTGAGCGGCCTCGATCTCGGTCTTCTTGGTTTGGGCTTCTTTGCTGGCTTTCTCGGTGCCATTCTTGCGGCTATTGGCGTAGTTCATTGCCAGCTTCCCGGCAATCGTAATGAGTGCCAGAATGACCGGTATCAGGATCTCCAGGTGCCTATCGAAAAAAGCCAGCATTACATGCCTCACATCAGCGGCAGTAAGAACGGTTTGGGGTTAATCACCCGGCCGTTGTGCTTCAGGTGCAAGTGAAGGTGGTCGCCGAAACTGTTGCCAGAGTTGTCGGCAAGCCCGAGAACCGTTCCCGCTTTGACCGGATTACCCACCTCAACGTGCAATTCCAGTAAATGGGCATAGATGGTCTCATAACCGTCTATGTGGCTCACCCGAACGTGGATGCCGAAATTGTGCCACTTTCGTTTTAAGTCATCCGGCGTGTACACCATCTTGACCGTACCCGAAGCAACGGAGAAGATTTTCGAGCCATGATAGGCCCGGATGTCAATTCCCTGGTGCCCACGGTCATCGCCGTAGAACTTCCGGTAGTTCTGTGGGTTGGCGCCAAAGTCCTGGGTGATGACCTCGAACTCAGTCGGCCATACCTCAAAGCGGAACTGCGCCGGTTGGCCCGGGGCAATGGCTTCCTTTTCCTCTATCGGCTCGGTGTAGACAGTCGATACCCAACCCAACTTGTCGTCCGGCGTGCGAACCGCTATCCAGGTGATAAGGCCGGTGGTGCGCTCAATGCCGATTGGGTAAACGACGTCGTCCCGCCTGACAACCGCCACAACGTTGTTGGCCAACTGAGGCCAACTTCTCAGCCGTAAGCCAGCGGGTAAAATGCGCCTTGGTGTTAAATCTACGTTCGTCATTCGACTAACTCTGCCTCCGCTTGCGTGCATACTTGTTTGTTAGGCCGAACGAATAGCACCCGGTAGAGCTGTTCGTTATAGGTAAACCGGTCATCCTTCTGGATGTCGAGTGTTATGCCTCCCAGGACGACAATCGCTGCCCGGCTCTCCTCGCCACCGGGCGACTTGACTTCCCTGCTGCCACCCGCTTTCCGTTCGATGCGAACGTTCTGCGTTGGCAGGGTTGTCGAGCCACGCCGTATGGCGATGGACGTCTGATTGCCGCCGATCAGGCGGCCTATTTCTGACTTAATTCGCGCAATTTCTGCACCAGATAACATTTACTTATTCCTCCATGCCCAATGATTGGAGCCTGCCCCGAGAATCCCGAGGAATCGAGGGACGAGGGGGCCAGCCCCCGTGGGAGGCTTCGGGAGCTGGCCAGGGGCAATGAGGAGCTGCCCACAAAATTAAGGAAACGGAACTCTTAAATATCTGCATACCTTTCCAACCGGTAATACTCTCCGGCCGTGCCTGCCCGCCAGACCCGCAGGTTGTCCACCGTGTTGCCCCCATCTGTCGAATAGAGGCCGTGCCTGGTCGAAGTCAGTCCGGGGTCCACGATGGCCGGGTTGTCGTTGACGGCCACGTGGTTGTAAAACAGTGCGGCCCGGTTGCCGGAGAGCACCAGCTTGATGGGCGCTCCGGCCTGGTACGTTCGCGCCGATGAAAACAAGGTCGATTGCGCGCCTCCCACACGCTGGACCAGCCGGCAATTCGTGCCGTCGTGGAACGCTCGTAGATAGTTGTCATCGTCCTGATAGCGGGCCACTATACCAACTTCTCCGGCCGCTCGGGTGGCTTCGGCGATAAGGACAACATCCCTGGAGCCGGCATCCACGGTGGCGACGGCCTTCGAGTCGACCAGGTTGGCGACTTCGGCCCGGCCGTTGGCTACCGTCCAGAAGCCGTCCTCCTGAATCCACGGTATGGCCTTTCCGCCACTGCCCAACGAACTGTTCACGCCTTCTGCATGGCCAAGACCGTCTGATATAAATTGTTCGTCGAGTTTCCACCATGACCAATTTCCGGCTGAACCTGGTTCAGCTTCGCCGAAGATGCCGTCCAAGATAGTCGAGGTTAACGTCCCTGCTACCAGTGCGTTATAGATGGTCAACATCTCCGCTTCGGAAGCACATACGCCATAGCTCAAAATCATGTGGGCGATACTTCCCGGCCATTCCTGTTGCGTAAGCGAGCCAGCTCCGATGACGTTTGTGCCGGTTGCGCTCCAGTCACGCGGCTCCATCGGGTCGATGGCAATAGCCGATTCAACCCGTACACCATCGACGAAGGCTTTCAACTCGCCGTTGCCACCATCCGCGTCCACGTCCCAGGTCATGGCCTGGCTGAACCAATCGGTCGTAGGCGACGGCCCAAAGTCATGTGTCAGGTTGTGAACCAGGCCTCCAGACCGATGCCGCCAGACCAGCTCATTGGCGACGTTAGACTTGCCCATGACGACGTAATTGGTGTCGGCCAATGCGTCCCTGGCATGGAAGGTGTACCGGTAAGCGGCCGTATCATTCCAGTCGGCCGCTGACCGGAGCTTTGTCAGGCAAATGGCTGTGCCATAATCGCCATTGAACTTAGCGTCAAAAGTAGCTCCACCTATCTTCAGGCAAGCATCGTTCATATTAAAGTACGCGGCCGTTAATCCGTCACCGCTTCCCGGTGCCCCGAGACTGACCGGCCCGTATATCGCCAGTGCTATTTGATTACTTCCCTGGTCGGCCAACGAGGGGACACTTCCGAAACCGTCGCTAACGACCGCGGCCGGGAGCCAGAGGCTTTTAGGCACGCGCATGAACGTCGATGTGCAAACCATCTGGTAGTTTCCATACCCCGGATAGCAGCTTGCCGTTGTCAGTTCGTCGCTAACAAAAACCAGCTCCCACTTTCCGGCAATTCGCATGAAATAGAATGCGCCGGTCGCTCTAAGGATAATGGCCAGCTTGTACTTCGTGCCGGCCGCGAAGTCGATGCCGATGCCCAGGTTAGCGGCATTGTCGTAAGCCCTGAATGAGCCGTCACTGTATAGGTAAAAACCATGCAGGTTGGGCGGCCCGGCCTGGCCGTTGTCCCAGCCGACGGTCGTTCTGTGGTTGGCGGCGCCGGCAGTTAAATCCACCAGCAGCATCCGGCCGGGCTCCCGGGCAAGGGCCTCGTACCACAGGCCGGGATTGCCAAAGGACGGCGTGCCCAGGCCACCGGTAAAGGATAGCTTCCCACCAGAAAGTGACAGGTTGTTGCCCGTGTCTACGGCCGTTCGGCTGCCCGGGCCGGGATCTGCGTCCGTGCCGTCAACGCTACCGGCCGCTACATCGTTAACGAAGTCGTCGCGGAGGAGGTATTTGAGCTCGTTGCGCCTGGGGCAAAAGGCACCTAATCCTGGTACCTTCATCAACAGAGGACTGATGCCATGAGCCATCAGAACACCTCAAGGTCAACAACCAATGATGCCGTCGTTGAACGAAGACGTAGCGTCCGTGACTGCCCGGTTTCCAGCAGGCGGGTCTCCCAGGCATCGGCCTTGGCGATGCCGCCGGTGGCCAAGGCGCTGGCGGGGATACTGGTGGCGCCGCTAGTGGCTACCGCTGCCGGGACTTTGCCGACTGCAAACCGGCAGGCATTGCTTCTCGGATACAAACGGAAACCTATGGTCTCATCAGGCAAAGACACGGTGGTCACCGTGCCAGGTGTAGCCGATAGCGTGATCTCAATTGAACTTAAATAACTGCTTCGCGTGTCAGGAACCAAACGTACGTGCTTCGCTTGGCTGAGTGACATTTTCCACCTCGCTTAATGAAGGTCGTGATAACGCGCCACTTCCATGTCCGAGTAACGTGCTCGAACCCCGGTCGTCGGCGCATATTTCTTCATACGCTCGTCAAACTGCCTGTCCAGGAGCTGGATGGCATCGGCAAAAGACTTAACCGCATTCGACTTGTCGATGCGAACGTCGCCAAACGTGAAGGAAAAGCCGTCAAATGCCCGCGTGCTGGATAGCATCACGAGCAAATGTTTTTGTGCCGAAATTAAGGCAATTTCTGCCTCTTCCTCGCCAAGCTCCGAATAATTGTCGCTTCCGTCTTTGACGTGCCTGGCCTTGTATTGGAAGTATCGGGTCAATGTGTATTGGGGCGTCGGTGATATGACCAGGTTTGCACCGTCGAACCAATGCAATTCCTCCTGCATGGTCATGTTCGTGGCGATGAGCTTTCCGCCCGGCTGTACGATAGTGCTGCCCTCGAAGATGTCATCGAAGGAAACCAGCTTCAGGAAGTCAGCCGGCATCGCATAGCTGCCGGTACCTGACACGATATTTATGCTGGCCCGCTTTATTCTGTTATCGTGCTGTGAGAACTCGGCAACGCCAGAGAAGACGGCCGCTTCATACTGTGCCGTTGTGGGGCTTCCGACTTGTGCTGGAAAGTTTACCTGTAGGCGAGCTACCAGGTCTGCAAACGCGGTACTCATGCCGGAAAGTCACTCCTGAAGTTAATTTCGCCCACCTCGCTCCAAAGGAGCCAGCCACGGTGGGCGTCGGTCGCGGCAAGGAACTGGGGCCACGTACACGGCCCGACCTCACCGGGGAGTAGGGTCTTCACGCCAACGACGGCCGGCCCGCCACCGAGGTTCTTGACGATTACGCGCTTCGGTGGAATCCAGGGGATTTCAACCGCTGGCTCAAGCTCGGAAGGCTCAATCTGATCTCCAGGCTCCGGGTTGTCCGGTCGCTCTCCGATAGTGCCCTCGATCTCAATGACTTCTCCGTCTTTGGTTTCGATGGTCAATTGGATGTCAGGCTCGGCCCGAACTTCTGGTTCGGGTTGCTCTTCCGGCTCCACCTTTTTAGGCGCCGCTTTTCTAGTCGAGCGCCGACGTCGGGTCGTCTTTTTGGCAGGCTTCGGTTCGGCCTCGGTCTCGACGACGTTCCGATTCAGGGAATCGGCCCCTCCCTCTTCCTTGACTTGTTCGTCTTTCGCGGTTTTAGATGTCATAGGATTTGCTCCTTATTGCTATATGTATGTAGTGGGTGACGGCCTCATATATTTAGTCGAGACCGTCACCCTTTCAACATATTAAGGTATCAGGCTAATGCTTAGCTTTTTAACCTACTAGATCTTGACGTAGGCACCCTTGCCGGGAACCGGCTCGATATGGCCGTTGTACTCCTCGATGAAGTATTGCTTCGAGGCCACGAGCTTCCGGTTGGCGCCAAACGTCTGGAACGGCCCTTGCAATTGCATCGGCTGGAAGACCCGGTGCATGACCAACTCCCGGTTGCCGACCAAGGCGTAACCATCCGGGAACTCGGTCGAGGCAAACACAGGCAGACTCTTCACACGGCCGACGTAACCGGCTGCGTTCAGGTCGTAACCTGGAATTGCTCCGGATTGTGAGAAGAAGTCGGCATTGCTCAGCTCATCGGCGTTGGTAACGGACATCAGGACGAAGGTCGGTTCGTAGAACCGATTGGCCACTTTCACCTTGGCATAGCCGATGTATTTGCGGAGAGTGTCGTAGGTATCGACGCCCTTCGACCAGGTGCCACCGCTGTTGCTGGCCACTTGAAGCGCTGCGCCCAGACCGGCATGGAACAGATCGGAGTCGATGCGGCGCATGACTTCCTTGATCAGCATCCCGATGGTCCGGGTCGTCGCATCCCAGCCGAGCTGGCTGCGGCTGAATACCACGGCTTCGGATGTGATCTCGGTCGCCAGGCGGTCGGCAGCGACTTCCAACGTCTGGTAAGAAAGTGTCGTCTTGGCCCGCTCGATCTCGGCGCTCTCGCCCTTGCGGATGTTGTAATAGGTGTAGTCCACCAAAAGAGCGGTTGAATCGCCTATGGAGCCACCGTTCGCGGCCGTGATGGTGTAGAGCTTGCCTTCGGCGTAGTCAATAGCATAGTCGGTGCCTTCGACGTAAGTTGTGCCAGCCGGATCGCTGGTAACAACGACGCTGCCAAAGTCGATGCGTTTGTTTGCCAGAGCGACCCAGGCGCCTTCATCGGATGTAACGCTTTCATCTGTCGCGCTGCCGGTTGCACCTGATTCATTGGCGTAAGCGGCTTCGTAGTGAACGCGAATCGGGGCCTGGTTGATGGTGCCGACATCGAAGATGCCCGCTGCCACGAGCTGGGGGAATGCTTCCTCGACGACGGCCCGGAGAACCGAGTAGGGCAGATTCAAATCAGTGCTCAGTTCGGCCTCTTCCATCATTTTGCTTTCGGCCAACAGGTGCGACCGGTACTCTTCGTCGAAACGCTTCAGGTATTGAACCGTGAAGATTTCGGATCGATTCTTTGGCTCGGCCAGATTGCGGCGTTCGGCTTTCTCGGCCTTAACCAGGGACTCGGTGATCTCAAACGCGGCTTTGGCGTAGGCAGGTGCTCCGGCTTCAGTCTCGATAACCGGACCGAGAACCTGAACGCCGCCGGTTTTGGGTTTCATGCCTTTTTGCTGCAAGCGCAGCTCGGCCACGATGCCGTCAAACAGCTCGCGGGCCTCGACGATGCGCGTTTCGGCCTCCTCTAAGGAATCTGGCTGGCCGATATATTCGCGGAATTTAGCCATAATTCCTTCGGGATACTCGACGCCGGTGACGGCCGTCTCGACAAAGTCGGCGACCTCGGCCAGTCGTTGGGTCTCTTCCATCTCGGCCAGCCGCTGGTTGCGCTCTGCCAGGGCTTTCATTACATCGGCCTTTTCATCGACGCCCAACAGTTTGCGTAACTCCGCTTCCTGGTTTCGGGCAGCTTCGGCCGCTGCACGCGCGTCGGCGATCTCTTGCTCGCGGGCTTGCTCCGCCTGAAGCCGTTCACGGACTTCTTGTTCCTCGGTCAAGGCCGGAGCCTCGGCCGGGGGATTGGTGTTAGCTGTCATTTCTGCTTCCTCCATGGGGGTATTAGGATCTTCGGATTCAAAGAGGTCGACGGCTGCATCCTGGAAACTTGGGTCGAGCACCAGATCGATGCCGGTGAAGTTGATCCAATCCACTTCCTCAATCTTGCTGCCGTCTTCCTTGACCATGTGGCTTTCGCCATAACCACGCAGGCTTACACCCGGAAGGACTCCGGCTTCCATGGTCGCAATGGCGTCCTTGCCCACGGTGTTCTCGACCATGCGCCCCTTGGCCTTGACCTGGCCCGTTTCTTCTTCGAGCCATATGTCAGTCCATACGGTAACGGTTTCCAGGAACATGGGTCGCTTCCCCTTATCCGACGGGTGTTCGGCTTCCCCGAGCAACCTGGCGCGACCCTGGCCCATGCTTTCACGAAGATGGTCTCTGGCCAATTCGACCGCTTCCTTCAGCACTGCCAGGGGATACCGGCGCCCGTTGCCGTTCACCATGTCGGCAGTGGCAACCGTGGCGTGAATGATTCTGGGTCTATTGCCGTTGGCTTCCATCAGTTGGATGCCTTCCGGCTCGACCTCAATAAACTTGGTTTTTGCATCCCGGCGCGTTAGCGCGCGTCGGGACTCGGACACTTCATAACTGGTATGGGCTGACTCGGAGTCTTCGGCTTCTGTCTCTACTGGCTCGTCAGACTTTTCCGACTCTTCCAACTCATCCAGCTTTTCCGATTCTTCTGCCTCTTCCGGCTCCTCCAGCTTTTCTGACTCTTCCGGGTCTTCGGCTTCCGGCTCTCCAGCCTCTTCCGATTCCTCCACCCCACCACGCTCGGCCGGTCTGTCGCTGTTCGCCATTTCATAGGCGAGCTGCACGATTTCCCATTCGCTCACATCGGCGAATGCAAAATCGTCATCCTCGCCCCGTAAATAGGCAACTTGATAGAACACGCTCGGAGCTAGGCTCGAGGAGCTAACGATGACGTAATCCTCGAAAGTGTCCTCGACCCATAGCCACGAGCCGTCAACGTAGCCGCCATCGAACTGGTTATCGAAGGCCCGGCGGATGGTCGTCAGCGTATATTCCAACGACCCGCGTACCAGTTCGGTGATTGGTTCTCCGCGATCTATAACAGGATAAGAAGTAGCTGTCATTTCTCCACCTCATCTACCGAAAACCGGTTTATTGGGTTTCGATGTAGTAAACCGTCACGGTCATGCTACCAGCGGTAATGGCCGTGAAGTCTGT